AAGTTCTTCTTCTTTCAGGGTTATCCCTTTTAATTTCCATATTAGGATCGCCAAATCTAACAATCCTGTTAGATAAGCAACCGTCACAGACAAACCATTCTCTACGGTGTGTCTCAGCTACTTCAAAAGTTTTTGAGCAACTTTGACAGGTCTGATTAACCTTTCTAGGTGCTTTCCTTCTTTCTGTTGGTGTTACTGATGGAGTTTCTATATCCATATGCTCAGTTCTGTCATCAAAGAACTTGTTCTCTCTTTGTCTAATATCATTGACAGGAGTTCTTGAGCTAGATCTAGATTCTCTACTCACAACAAACTCATCAGCAGTGACTCTCTGAGGTGAAGCTTCTTCCTTCTTTACGACCTGTTTTACTTCAGGTTGAGCAGGCGTTTCGGTTTCAACTTGCACCTCTAGTAGAGAGTTTGCCATATTTATTAAATCTTCATCATTTAGAGCGATACCTTTCTTGAGTAGCTCTTTTGCTGTATCAATTATTGACATTAGTAACCTCTTCTTTTACCTAAGTCTTGCAATAGCGCAGCCATTCTTTTAGCGTTGTCAACTTTACCAGAAAGCCGATTGAGTCTAGCCTGCGACATAATCTTTAATCTATTTAATTCTGTAGCCATTGGATTTTCTTTTATTGCGGAGTAATATTTTTCCTGCCATTTGGAATATTGTCCTCCGTAGTTCTGTAGTTTGTCTCCGACCATAAACCAGATACTGTCATCACAAAACTCAACGACTGTCTTCTCTTTATTATAAACACCTTGAAGATATTCTGCATGAGCAAAAAGAACAAAAGAATAGGACAGTGCCTTCTCTTGGCTCAGTGATCTAACCTCATCAGAACTGAGCGCCATGATTGGCTCGACTTCCTCGTTTTCTTTTGCGAGATCTGCGTTTCTATCTTCAATCCAGTCATCCACCTTTGAGAGGAATTCTGTTACTTTTTGTTCGTTAGTCAAATTTTTCTCTCCATTGTTCTTCAGACTCGTCGTAATTTAATTCAATCAAAGTCATATGATTCAGTTCGCACCAAGCTCTTTTATCTTTATCTCTTGCTTGAGCTTTGAAAAACGCCATCTTATCTTTGTGAAAAAATGAATTGAACTTAAAGTGTTGTTCGCCATGCACTTCTACGACCAGTTCTCTATTTGGCACATAAAGGTCAGCATAAAGTAATGTTTTTCTAGAGCCAGTTTTAGTGCCGGGAAGCGTGACTTCTTCTAAGATTCTATCATATGGATAAATGTCTTTCAATAACTTTCTAGCTTTTTTGTGCAAAGAAGACCTATTTTTTTCACTCACCGAAGCCTGACTTCTGGAAGGATTCCACTTCCAGACTTTACCATCAAGACCGTGTATTTCCATTAGAGCATACCCTTAATTTCTTTCTCTAAGATATCAAACACTTCTTCGTTCGCCAGCAAGAAGTTGTAAAGTCTTTCTTGCCCTTGGAACTTTACTGCCTTTAAGACCGACTCAGTATCTTCTATATTTGTTTCTGGTTTTATCTTCTTTACTACGTCTGTAAACCCAACCATAAACTCACATGTAAACCAAGCGCCAGCTTTGCCAATTAAACCCAAATCCAACCCAAGCATAATAAGTTCTTGAATCTTGTCTACGCCATGACCATATTTGATCCAGCTTTGACATTCTGTGCCGGGAGACCCCATTGAGGAACACACAATCTTCCAATTCACAGCTTGGCCTATCTGCGTGTCGCTTTGAACCCAAGGACTGATAGATTTGACCTCCATGCGTGTATCAGCCTGATATTGAATCTTGCGCCCACAGTCTGGCATCCTTGAAGCACCATAGCCTGAAGTATTAGCAATAAAGTGTGTAATAATAATTAAAGTGGCTCGTTGATTAGGAACGATTTGTCCCATCTTCTTACAGAAGACTGAAAGAATCTTTGGAAGACCTGCTCGTCCGGGAGCCATATCTCCATCCAGTTCTTTCTCGGGCATTAGCGATGAAGTGGAATCAATAATACAGACACACCCTTCATTCTCTTTTGCGCTAACAAGCTTGACTGCAATATCCAGAAACGCTTCTGCACTAAGTGGCTCGTCTTCAGAATGGATGATTTGCATCTTTTCTTTATCTAAACCATCAACACCAAGAAGGTTCATCTCTTTTAATCGACCTTCAGCGTCAAGATAGATAATTGGACGACCTTCTTTCTGGCAGTTGGCGGCAATCTGCAAAGCTGTGGTTGTTTTGCCGCACTTCGGATCTCCGGTTAAGATAACCCAAGAGCCTTCCTTGATTCCGCCACCCAATGCCAAGTCAATCGAAGGACTGACGGTGACAACCTTGTAATCTTTCCTTCTCTCTAGAATTTGATTCCCAGTAGAAATCACATTGCCATACTTCTTAACAATTTCTTTTACAAATGCTGGATCAGCCTTCTTTGTTTTTGCCATTTGAATTCCTCAATTTAGAAAAGAGCGATTTGTTACCAAAGCTCTTCATTGGTTTTACATTTACATTATCTTCTTCTACTTCAATAATATCAACCTCTTTGGGTTTTGGCCTTGAATCTAGAAGTTTTTTGTGTTTTTTGACTTCATCTTTTACCCACTTGGGCAATGCAGAGTAAACTCGTTTGTTTTTATTTATGATATAGTCATAGACAGCATCTTCGCCAAATTCAGAAATCATTTTATAGACTTCTTGAACCTGACGTTGATACTGTTTTTTACGAGTTTTATTCCAGAACTTGTAGGGCAAAGAGCCTTTGTTTTCTCTCTCTGATCTACGTTGCACCAATATCTCAGCTATGTATTGGCCTGTAGTACAGTAATCACCCGTTGAGGGTGACTTGAACCTGCTCGTTTTGCTTCTTCGTTTCGCCATCTTTCCAAATCATCCAAGAGAGATTTTCTTGAGTAATCATTCTCTTCTGTGTAAATTCCATAAAGTCGCACTCTTGCCAACTATACTTCTTCACTTCTACTTCAAGATCATCATTTAATAAACCAAATGTCATGTGCTGGTAGGACGGGCCATCTCCAGTCACCATATCAATATCTTTTGAAAAGCCTCTAGCAATGAAAAAACCATCAAGGCCATCTTCGTTTTCAAAAACAACTTCTTCTGGCGCGCCCATCACAATTACTTGCGCCTTAGCTACACATCTACCATTTTCTTCACAGTATCTCTGCAATCTAAGCCAAGGGCTTTCAGGTACTCCGGGACGCTCATAGTCGCCCCATACAATTGTACCATCATCTAACGTGCACTTCCAAGTCATGGAAACATCTTCCATAATCAGTTTACGGATATGTTCATCTCTGACAGTACAAATCATGTTAGTCTCCCTTAATCTTATGGATAGCACCTCTGTGGCGACGAGCGACATTAATCTTGTCAGGAAGTCTTTCTTCCTTAGTTCCGTCTCCAGCCATAGAAGCCTGTTCAGTCATGATAACTGTTCCGTAGCGATTGTTTCTAGCCATTAGTTCACCAGCTTTAGGCATCTCAGGCTCTTCTTCTTCGGGCTCACTACCTGTAATAGTAGCAGAAACTGCTGGCTTTTCTTCTGCTGAATCGTGCAGTAGTTCTTCTTCGCCTAATTTTGTAAGATACTTGTCTACAGATTTCTCAGACCTGTCAAGCTCTTCTGCAATTTCACCCACAGGCAACTCTCGATTGTCCTCAATATACTGTTTTTCGCTTTTTGAAAGCGGGCCTTTCTTAGTCATTTTAAACCTCCATAAGTGATCTTCTTGCTCGTGTCAAAAAGATTCTATCTCTATTTGTTAAATATTCTATATAGTAATTGTATACGTTTTCTTTAACTTTCCTGAAGTCAAAGTATGGTCTGTTATGCATGTTTCTATCTGCACCAAAAGGGTCGAACAAATCACCTCTACCATATTTGATATAATGAGTTTTGTATTCGCCATTCACGACAATTTTAGCAAATGCATCTTTTTCTTTAACTTCTTCGCCTTTGGCTCCAATAAAGGTTGTAACCTTAGTCGGAACTTCTGGTAAATTCAGATGAGAAATATCATCATTTTCGCCTCTAGCCATCTAATTTCTCCAATAACTCTTTGAT